TGCCACGCTTGGTGGTTTTCTATACCAACGCCTTTATTTCTTGCCCCGGGATGCCAATCCACTTCAAAGTAATCAGTATTTAACTTCTTTGCGTTACTCTCATTGATTTGGTTAGTCATCTGCGCAACGCCAGTCATTAAAGCACGCCTTACAGCGACTTCTATGCGGTCTGTTTTTCCTGAAGCATAATTTACCACCCTAAGCCCGCTATTTGTCATCTCGTCAATTACAGAGCCTATTGCTTGACTGTATGTATATGCTCCGCTTGCTATCCCCATAAAGCCTTTATCCAGCGCCTTATCAAAATAATCAGCTAATGGTGTAAAAACTTTTTTACCATCAACAAATCTGTTAAATCCCGTAGTCCTTGTTATGTTCTCAAACGGCTTTAACTCTTCCTTGGTCTGCTCTTTTGTGGCATTTACCAATTGTTTTAACCACTCGTTATCTTCATAGGCTAAATACTCCCTGCCTGCCTTAGTAAAAAGGTCCTTGTGTGTTATATAATCAGCCTCAACGGCCTTATCATATATCTTATCTATATCGATATTAGCCTGCTCAAGCTTTTCTTTTAAAAGCTTCTTTATGCTTGAACTGCTGCGGTCTAATACAGTAAGTCTATCAAGCATATGTTCGCCCACAGGAGCAATCTCATAAGCCTTTTTAATTCGGTCTACTACTTCGCCCATTATTTCAAGCTCAAGCTTTGATATAGTTTTCTCAAGTGGTTTAGGAAGCTTTTCCATCTCCTGCGGTGTCATTTGCTTACTCCTCAGTTAGTACAGGCTCAGGCAAGTTCTTTTTAGCCTCCGATTCCGTCTCTCCGTACCACTTACAACGATACTCTAAGAGCGACATAACACCCATAGCCACATCCTGCCTATCCTGTTGTCTCTCTGTCTCTTCATCAACAAGAATAGAATCTTTGAAAGTACACACGAATTCATATCCGGTCTTTGTAAGTCCGTTATAAAATGCCAATGCATATACTAAATCCTCTAAACAGTCCTTTAGATTGGACTGTATCGCCTTCACCCTATTAAACTTACGTTTCTTTGCTATCTTTGCTTCTGTGGCCGTCTTATCGACCTCATTGACATCTGATAAATCACCGTAAGACAAGCATGAGTTAAACTCTATTCTTCTAAGATACGCATTCAAACCGCTTATAATATTACTATCTCTAAGTGTGGGGCTGTACTCTTGATATATATCGTCACCGTTGCCCTTGGATAAGTTTAACGCCCTGTAAAGCCTTTCGGACAGCTTAGGCATCTTAAATGTTCTATCACCGTCTTTCCCTATTACCGGCACGGCCTGCAACGCCGTAATGTCCACATGAACAGCTCTCTCACCGCTTTCAAACTCCCAATCAAGTCTTGCAAACTGAGTATCGGTCATCTTTATGAGATTTATGGAGGTATCAAATACAGATATTCCACACGGTGAGTTGTCCACAGTATTCTTTATAGGATTTCTGTAATATCCAAAGTCAGGCTTTTCTACTCCTGTATAAAATACATCTTCAGGAAGATTTGCCCACTCTTCTATATACGTCAAAGCAATAGGAGAACCGATACTGTTACCGTCTGAAGACTTATAGGTTTTGTTTTGTATCCTCAGTGTTTTATCTTCTTTCCATTCGTGGTATTCAAGCCTTATATAAAAAGTACTTTCGCCTACTCTCTTTACTTGAATAAACACAACACTTGTAAGCCTATCTTTTGCATTAAACGCAAGCGGTATAAATCTATCAGCTGTTATATACTCAACTGCGTCGCCACCTAAAGGCTTTATACAAAAAGACCCAAGGCCAAGACCAAGTTGTAAGTTCTCATTAAGTGCCTTGATAGACTCTTGAAATATCGCATCTACTTGTTCGTTTGATACGTTTGCCTCCATCTCATTAAGACATACATTAGCGAACTCCGTACAAATGCCCTGCTCAATCATCAAAGAACTTACTTTGTTATCAATCCAAGAGGCTTGACCGTTATACATAGCGTTCCATGTCTCTATTTTGTTTATCATTGCTTGACTGATAGCTATATCTTGCCCAAGCACCTGCTTTATCGTCTTTGAAGGAAACACTTTTTTAATCACCCCTCTTATTATTTCTATCAATCTGTTAAACATTTTACTGTCCTTTTTTCTTCCAGATTCGGTTAGTTGCATATCTTACAGCGTCTATACAGTGGTCATTTCCGTCAGGATATCCGCTTATGATATTATCTTCTTTATCCCTCTCGTACTCATAATCTAAGAACTCCTGCGCCGCCTCCGGACATCTGATATTGTCAATGACTATCTCTTTTAAAGACTGCAACCACTTGTATGAGTATTCCCTACTGCCCGGACCTTTTTCCGCCGCTCTTGCAAGTAGTCCATAAGCTTTGTAATCACCTATAGATTTATTCTCTGCACTGTCGCAAGTAATAATGTCATTGCCTGTAATACCCATCCCTATAAGCGTATTCGCTGTCTGTTCATTGCTTTGCTTATTACATGTGTATTCTTGCCAAATATATAATTTATGCTGTGACGGCTCATAATGGACTCTTACAAAGGCAAACAGATCAGGATACCAACCCCAGTCAACTCCGTTCAGGACGTGGTCAAATTCTGCTATCTCTTCATCCGCTATCTGTCTTATAACAACATTGTCAAATACCGAACCACCTGCACCGTTAGCAACGCCCATATACTCATTCTCATAAGCATCAGGGTTTGTTTCCTTCAAGAACTCTGCTTCTTCAAGAAATGGCTTACCTAGCCACTTAGCAGGCACTTGTAAATAATTACTTTCTACCACTGTTCTCGACTCCTTTGGTACCTTAATGTACTTGTTAGCCCAGTTATTTGATGTCTTAGGCGGGTTAAATGACTTAAATATATAAGCGATATCACCGCCACGGATAACGGACTGTTCTATCTTTCTTACTGATTCAGGTCCTGCGAACTGGTCAAGCTCTTCAAACCATAAGATACCGATATATCCGAACGGTACCTTTATAGATTTAATCTTTCCGGGGTCGTCAGCGCCTCTAAAATATATCTTCTGCCCTGTGCTTTTCCTCGTAATCTCCATAGGGCTGACAGTCGCATGGAACTCTTCAGTAAGGTCTAGCGCATCTATAGCCCACATGATTTGTTGATATACAGAGCCCCTGAGTGTATCTGCTACCTGCCTCATAACCACAGAGTGCATATTATCGTTTCGCATTATCAAATCTATAACTTGCAATGACACGAAAGAAGATTTTGTTGAGCCTCTACCTCCCGGAAATACATACTCTGTATAGTTATGTTCATGTATATCAAACAATACAGGAGCAAATACAGGAGCCACCATGCTTGCAGGTATTCCCGTGTATTTTGCTCCTTTTGTACTTGAATCGTCAGGCTTTAATTTTTCGTTTTGTAGCTTTATCTGTTCTATCTTTATTTTCTGCTCTTTAATATCTAACACCGTCTTAGTCTGTCCCAGTAAGTCCCTGACTTCCTTAAAGGCCGATACAGAGTTCTTATTACCCGGATCCGCTGCTATATCTATAAGGGATTTAATCATCATCTCTGAGATATCGCCCGTAATCATCCCTTCAGCTATCTTCCTTAAGTCGGCTTTTCTTCGTCTTGCAACTCCTGAAGCCTTACCGCCTTTTCTGCCGCTTTCCCTTGCTTCTTCCTCGCTTCGCTCACTAAACGGTATTAAGTTATCCTGCCCATTTGCCACTCACCTCACCTTCCCATCTGTCTATATTCGGCAACAAAAAAGAAGGCTCTCACCTTCATACTCTAAATTTATCTTGATACGACCCGACAGCAACGATATTGTCCTTATCCTTGTCTATCCGGTCAGGTACATTCCCATAAAATATCACCTTTTCAGGTTTTAAGCATTTCTGCATTTCAGTATATCCATCGTAAAATAACTGTGTAGCGTTCTTGTTCTTCATGCATCCGACACTTGATACGGCCACAGTGCCGCCAATAGGTTCACCATCAAAGCACCATTCATAACTGTCGTGGTCGCTCCATGCTATGGTGGGTATCACCTTTATGCCTAAGCTCTGCCAATACGCCGCTAACCAATGTTTTCTATAGTGGTTATACATCTGCATTATTTTCGGGTAATCAGTGTATAGTGAAAAATCAGGACTTAGCACATACTTAAATTTCTTTAAGATGTTTATGTACTTGTCAGGCTCTCTCCATACCCTAAAAAACTGATAGTCATCAAGAAAGAAATGCAAACCAGTACTTTCAAATTCAACTTTGTAGCTTTTAGCGTAATTAAAAGATATCCAGTTCTTTACACCGTCATACCCGCATGGCTCAATAGCCGGGATATCATACTTTCCAACTAATTCAGGATAGAACTTATGCAGATTCTCCATTGTCTTTCGCTCTTGCATACCTACTTCCTACGCTTACCCGATAGCCATCCGTCTACTGACTTCACCAACCTCTTTTGAGCCCTTTCATAAGTGGATGATGTAATTTCTCTGTGTGTAGCTTCCCCGTATCCGTTCACGAAAGTTTTCTTTTCTACAGGCTCGCTTTTGGCCTGTTTAGACCTCGCCTCCGCATCTGCTTTATATGCTTTGCTTAAATCTGACACAACCTTATCTCTCTTTGACTTTGTAGCGTAGTATTCTTTTCTTGCTTTGCTCGTCATTTGCCCGTCTTTATCTGTCTGCCTTACAAGCTTGGCCATCTTATCGCCCAGAGCTTTCTTTTGTGCCTCCAGGCTTTTTATAGAGCCCCCGGAGCTTTGTTTTGCGCCACCGCCTGCACTTGCTGAACCTCTTCCGCCCATTTT